TAAGAGAAGATTAAGTCAAGGAATTGAAGTTACTTTAGATATTGAGAAAGCAAAGAGGAAAATGGAGTTGTTAGGTAAGTGAAACTAACCTACAAATGTCCCCACAACACAATCGAAGTATACGGAAGTGAAACGGAAGTATATTGCAAGGAATGCAAAAGTTTGATCGTTCCATGGGAATTAATTGAAAGGGAGGAAATGAAACTGAACAAACAATTCACCACTCCGTCTTATCAAGAACTGTATTATTTGGAATCGAGATACAATTTAAGATTTGTCATTTAGGAATTAATGGAAATTTATATAAACTATAAATTATAATAATAAGTATAATAAAATGGAACAATATAAAAATAAAACAATGAGTGAAATGAAAGATTTGACAGAACAATATAAGTTAATGATTATTGAATTTGAAATTAAGGAGTATCTAAAATGAACCAAGTCCAAATAAAATCGCAATCTCTAGGTGATAACTTTTGCAAAAATGCAGTTGAGAAGAAAAACTCTCCTGCATCTGCGGAAGTTCAAAGCTGGTATGATTGGGGATTTAGAGGAGAATAGATTATGAAAACAATTCCAGAACAAGAATTCGATTTGAATTTAGAAAAACAATTGAAAGACGTTAAAATAACAGAGTTAATGACAGTTGGTTATTCCTATGATAAAAATACTTGTTTTTTTATGCTTATATTTCCATGGATGGGGGAATTAGAATGAAAGACATAACAAAGTTAAAGAAACAATTAGAGAAGATTTCAAAACTCCAAAAAGAAAACAAAAAATTAAAAGAACTTTGTGAAAAACTAGACAAAAAGGTTCATTCAATAAAACATATGTTGAATGAAATAACCAAGATAATAAATAATAAGGAGTTTTATCTATAATTTAAAATGAGAACAGAAAAATTAACAAAAATTGAAAGAATTAAAACAAAAAAAATTCCCGTGATATTAAAATTTAAGAGAAAAGATGGGACTACCCTAAAGGTAAAAGCAACTAAATGTGTTGTTGATACGACTAAGTCAGGAAAGGTGAACAAATGAATTTCTTTATGAGAAGAATATTACCTTTGATAGTATTAACACTAGTAGGAGGAGGGATTATTTGGGCTACAGCCAAATTCGTCGCATAAGAATAGAAAATGGAACAAAAAGATAAATTAATTGTTGATGAAAAAATATATTGGAATGAGAAGTATTGGGAATTATATCATAAAATTGAAGAAGAATTAAAGGAACTTAAATATTTGAAAAAAGAAAAGGAAGAATTTAAATGAAATTAACAAAAAAACAAATGAGTGAAGATGGGTTTATGTTAAAATGGAATGCTATTGAAATAGCTAAACATCATAAAAGATATTGTAAAAAGGGAGATTGTAATGTATCTTTAATTATGTTAGGTTTACTTATTGAAAAAGCAGGAATTGAATTAACTAAGAAACAATGGGGGAACTTCGCCTAAGGTTTGAAAGATGAACAGGAGAATACTAAAAAAAGCAATAGAGAAATCTGGTGGAACAGAAGCAGATTATAATTGGATGAATGAACAAGTTGGATTCTGGGAAGACAAATTCCTTGAAAAGGTTTGGAAGACTTATTTTGAAATTAAAAATTCATATAAGTCCTCAAGTAGGTCAAAAACAAAATGAATAAAGTAAAACAAGAATTTGAAAATATTTGGAAGATAAAGATAATGGGTAATAAATTCAGAAAAGGAAATAAGAAAAGATATTATGAATTTTTTATGGATGGATATGGCTGTGCATTAATTGACATAAAAGATTCGCCTAACACAGTTAAGGAGAAATTAGAATGAATGGCTATGCATGGGGATTAATAATTTTATATATTTTAATTTTTGTTGGACTTACGATTGAATTAATTAAAGGTTTTAAAAAGATAAAAAATTCGCCTTTTACATCAAATAAGAACAATTAAAAACAATCACAACATCACTATAATACTCATGTAGTCCTGATCACTCGGGAGCGTTAAGTATGGGAACAACACACAATGGAAAAGGAGGGTAAACAAAAATGAAATGTATTGAATGTAAAAAAGAAATAAGTGAAAATGATAAATGGTGTTCAATGGAATGTAAAGAAAAAACCTTTATAGAGAACTTTGAAGAAAGTCAATGGACTTACAAATTAATTAAGTCAAGAACAGATTTACTCTTAAAAAAGGTTGAAGCAAACTTACTATTCCCTTTTGAAGGCACATTAGTTGCTGGTAAAGAAATGGAAAGACCAAAGATCGCTGATATGCTTAGATTGAGTATGAATAAAATAACAAGGGAGTTTACTTAGGAATAAAAAATGAAACAAGAAATAAAACTAGGAGATAAAGTAAGATGTATTCATACAGGATTCACAGGAATAGCAGTATGTAAATCTGAATTTATCAATGGATGTATTCAATTTAATGTTCTTCCAAAAGGAGATAAGATTAATAAAATGCCAGAAGATATGGGAATTGATCAACAGAGTTTAGAAGTAATCCCATCAAAGAAGAAAAAAATAGTTAAGAGAAATACTGGCGGGGCAATGACAAGAGGATTAAATAGGAGGGGCTTTTAATTACGCCTTAGAAATAGAAGATGGAAGAACACATAATAAATATTTATAAAAAGCTAGATAAAATTTATGACTATCTTGAAAAAGTAGATAGCTATATAACATTTTTACTTGAAAGAATAAAAGAAATTGAATTAAATTCACATAAACACTCAAATAAGAACAATTAAAAACAATCACAACATCACTATAATACTCATGTAGTCCTGATCACTCGGGAGCGTTAAGTATGGGAACAACACACAATGGAAAAGGAGGGTAAAAAAGAAAAAATGCAAATTTCTAAAGAAAATATAGAAACTGGTCTGAAACAGTTAGTTGAAATAAATTTCCTAAAAGAAGATAATGGAAAATATTGTTACCATGAAAGCTATAAGAAAACTCTACTTAAATGTAAGGGAAATAATACAGTAGAGATATTACTAGATGCTTTATGGAAAGTAAACTATTTCAAAGAGGCAAAAAGTGAGAAAGAAATAGTTACAGTAATAAATCTTTTAACGCTAAAGAATGGAAAATGATAAAAGGACAATTCCAGAGGAGATAAATATTGTTTTTGAAAGAAACGAGAAGTATTTTGATCACCTTAAAGAACAAGCGGATGAAGACTGTCAAAATGATGAGGATGGATCAAACATGCTTTCAATAACATCTGAAGGACATAGCGTAACTCCAAGTGAAATTTATCTTGAAGAAGAAAAGTTATATGTGAGTTGTAATATGGTTTCAAAGCAAGGCTCAACTTGGGTTTCAATGAAAATACCTTTAAGTCAAGAAATACTATTTGATATTTTAGGAAATTCAATAAAGAAGTTCAATAAAGTTAAAACAATATTTGAAGCAACCAAATAAGTTTCAACAAGATTAAAATTATTTTATTTTTTACCCCTATGTTTGAGGGGTTCATAATTTATCACAAAAGGAACACATAACTCAGTCTGGTAGAGTACTGCCCTGATATGGCAGAAGTCATAGGTTCAAATCCTATTGTGTTCATCAAGTATCACTAAGCCGAATTAAACCTTTCGTAGTTATCCGTAAATCTACGAAACATTTATATAGTCTTTATTCGTAGTAAAAGTATGAAAAAGACATACAAAATAATACAATGGTTTAAAGTTGATGGGAAATTAATAAAATCCCAAAGAAGCACAAATGATAGAAAATTAGCTTTTGATTTATACGAACAAGGAATAAAATCTAAAATGTATCGTGGAAATTCTTTAATGAGAAATAGGGGATTCAAATGATAAGAAAAAAAGTAAAACAAGTATCTGGAAATGCTGAAGGAGTAACTTTCACAAAGCAAGACAAAGAAATACTTGATGATTTAAAATTAAATGATGTTGTAGAAATTAAGAAGGTGAAGAAAGATGAATGAGAATAAAATTGATTTAATTCTTCAAGGAGTTAATTTATTAGTTATGAACTCTGAACTTAATATTGAATTTAAAACAGATTTCAACAAATCTTTTAGAGAATGTTTTGATAAGAAAGAATCAAAAGAAGAAAACTGCTGTGAAATGCCTCCAAGAGATGACGCAGTTCAGAAAAAAGAGGTCAAGAAATAATGGCAGATTATACCATTATTCAAATAAAAATAAAGAAAGATAAATTACAATTAATAAAAGAATATTCACATTTGGTAGGACTGCCTATGACTGCTTTTTGTAGAATGGTAATTCTTGAAAAAATAAATAAGAAATTCACAATTAAACAGAAAGGGGTAAAGAAAGATGAGTAATTTAGAAGAAACAAAGAAATTAGAAAAAGAATTTTACAATTGGCAAGAAGAACCCTATGAATATTCTTTAAGTGGAGATGGAAAATGAAATACAAAAGTTTAGAATATTTTCAATTGGAAATAATTTTATGTTATCATTCACAGAATAACATTCCTTCTTTTGTAGATGAACTATTACCAGAAACAGAAAAAAGACTATATGAAATATCTTTATCAGTACATCTTAACAATATAATTGCTGAGGATAATTTTATTACAGAGGAAGAGTTCGCAAACTCTGGAGATGGTGAATAAAATGGAAAAATATAATAAAGAAATTTGCATAAGAGAAATAAATGAGAACATAAGAAGGGTTTTCAATGATGAACCTTTAACAAGACCATTAAGAGTTCTTAGAAATAATTGTGAATTTAAAAAGAGATATGATATTGCTTTTGATTTAAAATATAATGTAAGAAAGTGTCTATTTTGTAGGAAAGAGTTTAAAGATGTAAATGAAGAAGGATGTTGTTCTGATAAGTGTAAAGAAGAATATAAATTAATTCATCCTGAAAGAAAAGAATATAATAATTTGAGGGCAAAGGAGTATCGTGAGAACAACAAAGAGAAGATTAAGGAGTATCGTGAGAACAACAAAGAGAAGATTAAGGAGTATCGTGAGAACAACAAAGAGAAGATTAAGGAGTATTATGAGAACAACAAAGAGAAGATTGCTGAAAAGGGTAAGGAGTATTATGAGAACAACAAAGAGAAGATTAAGGAGTATTATGAGAACAACAAAGAGAAGATTGCTGAAAAGGGTAAGGAGTATTATGAGAACAACAAAGAGAAGATTAAGGAGTATCGTGAGAACAACAAAGAGAAGATTAAGGAGTATTATGAGAACAACAAAGAGAAGATTGCTGAAAAGGGTAAGGAGTATTATGAGAACAACAAAGAGAAGATTAAGGAGTATTATGAGAACAACAAAGAGAAGATTGCTGAAAAGGGTAAGGAGTATTATGAGAACAACAAAGAGAAGATTAAGGAGTATCGTGAGAACAACAAAGAGAAGATTAAGGAGTATTATGAGAACAACAAAGAGAAGATTGCTGAAAAGGGTAAGGAGTATTATGAGAACAACAAAGAGAAGATTGCTGAAAAGGGTAAGGAGTATCGTGAGAACAACAAAGAGAAGATTGCTGAGAAGATTAAGGAGTATTATGAGAACAACAAAGAGAAGATTGCTGAGAAGATTAAGGAGTATCGTGAGAACAACAAAGAGAAGATTGCTGAAAAAAGAAAAAAAACATATAAATTGAAAAAACTGTTCGCACTTTCAATGGTTGGTGAAGAAAAATGAAAGGACAATATGAAGCATTTGAAAAATTATATAGAATAGATATGCTTAGAAAATTAGTTTCAATAGAAGCAGAAGATAGAGAAGAATGGAAAGTAGAAAGATCAGTTATTGCAGATATTCATAAAAAGATTCTTTGGGCTAAGTATGGATTTGAAGCTGGAGTAAAATTCGTGAAAGAAGAAGTAGGTGAAGAGAAATGAAAGATTTAACAAATACAATGTCAAGAGTGAGAGAAACAATCTATGGTATGTTTCCACAGACATATACCTTATCCGTTATTCATTTGAAGAGTAATAAAAAGATAATTGAAGGAGCAGTAAGGGTTCAACTAATGACAGGACATCGCAAAGAAATTAATGTGAGATTTGATTTAAAGAAAGATGAATTAATAATAAAAGAGAAAAAAGTCGCAAAAGAGGAAGGAGGTGAAGAAAAGTGATTAACAAAGGGAAAATTTGTATTATTTGCGAGGATACAGAAACTAAGACTAAAGGAATGTGTAAAATCTGTTATTCAAGAGAGTATAAAAAAAACAATAAAGAAAAGATAAAACCAGTAAAACAAAAACAATATCTTAGAAGAAGAGAATACTTTATTGAACAATCAAGAGAATGGGAAAGGAATCATAGGGAAATAACAAATACTAGGATGAGGAAATATAATAAGGAAAATAAAGAACTTAAAGATTTAAGAGAGAAGACTAGGTGGGAGTTTAATGATTTAAAAAAGAATGGGAAGTGTAAAGATTGTGGTTCTAAGGAGAAACTAGAATTTCATCACTTAAAACCATATCGTTATGATCGGTTTGAATTGTTATGTAGGGAATGTCATTTAGAAAAGCATGGGAGATTATTGGTTCGTAAGAAGAGAAATGACCTACTTGTATCAAATGCTGAAGAGGAAAAGAAGGAATGAAAATAATACATTATCTCTTTGATAATTACAATGTGGTTATAGAGTTATTCTTCATAGCAATAATGTGTGGGATGGTTACAATGATTGAATATAGAAACATCTGGATAAAAGAATTAAGAGAAGAGAATAAAGATTTGAGGAAGATAATATGGAGAAAATCAAAAAGAAAATCTACTTAAGAGCTTGTAAGAGGTGTGCGGATCTTTTCAGATCAAATTGGAGAGCAAGTTATTGTGAAAAATGTAATAGACTAGACAAATGGAGGGAAGAAAAGAAAAAAAATGACAAAAAAAACAATTGAAGAATTATCAAAAGAAGGAAAATTAGAATTTAAACCAGCTTTCAAAAATCAAGACAAGGGAGATTTCTATGTAAAAGTTGGAAAGGATCTTTATGTGAAGGTGCAATTAAATGAATATATGTTGATTGGAAAGGATCTTTACAAGTGAGAATATTTACAACTAAATTAATAAACAAATATAAACAGAAGTATAAAAAAATAAAACCAAGAAATAAAAAAATAATCGGTATATTTTTAATGTGTTTTGGAGTAACTCAATTCATAAATCCTTTTGTTTCAGGATTAGTAATAATTGCAATAGGTAATAAGTTTTTAAGAGATTCAAAGAATTAAATATTTAAATAACTCATTGGTTACTATTGCATGAAAAAGATTGTCTTCTTCCTAATTGTATTCTCTTTACTTTGTGTTCCACTAGTTACCGCTTCTCCAAATGATTGTTCACAATTTTCCGATCCGATAATGAAGAACGACACAATAGATTTGGTTCAAGTTTGCACAAGTTGCAGTTATGTGAATTTAACTTCAATAGAACTTCCAAATGGAACTTCAATAGTTTATAATTCTGTAATGACTAAATCAGATATTCATTATTCTTATTCTTATTCCCCCCAATTTGAAGGGAGATATTATTTTAGTGTTAAAGGAGATAAAGATGGAACAGTAGAAACTGAATGTTTTTTCTTTGAAGTTACAGCAAATGGAAATAATGCTCCAGAGGGTTCAACAATAAATATGTTCGTTATAATTTTCTTAATTTTTGTAGGAGGAATGTTAGGTTTATTGTTATATACAATTTTCCATTTAATTCAATGGGATTTTGATGCAAAGGATTTGATAATGAATGTATCTTCTTATTTTGTGTTATTTGCAGCATATATTTTAGGTAAAACTTATCTTGGAAACGCTTTCATAGACGATTTCCTTGTTTGGTTAATTGGTGTTGGTGGATTAACCATGGTAATCTTACCAATAATTGCATTTTTCATTTCTTATGTGAAGGGAGGATTGAAATCAAATGAGTAAAGATTATGGGGTTTTCAAAGCGTCAAAAAGATTCATGGATTCTGTAGATGTAAAAAGAAGAAATATCCAAGTGGAACTTTCAAGAAATGCCGGACACAGAGTACCTTTACCTCCTAAAGTAATTGTCCAAAGATACCTTGCAATAGAATTAGCAAAATCAAATATGAAACTAAATATAAACGATTGGGAGAAAATTGTAAATGAAAAATAGAAAAGGACAAACAGATGTGATTTATTTCATAGTGGCAGTTATAGCTTTGTTAATTCTTGCACCAATCATGTTGAAAGTAGTAAATACTTCCTTAACTGCGTTCTCTGGAGCAATAAACACCACTTCCCCTGATGCATCAACTAATGTGGACTTCGTTCACACAACTTTTCTTAATTTCTGGGATTGGTTAATTG